AATCAACGATACGCTCAAACCCTCGATGTTTTCACGACGCGCCCAGTCACGGCCATTGGGCAGCGGCAAGTCACCCGTCACAAATGCAAATGCATTCTTGTGGAACGTGAGTGACTGAACCAGGGTTTCCGACGCACCTGCACCAACCTTGGTGATCGCGCTGTTGTCGGCAACCGTGTTGGACACGTTCTGACGAACGCCCGTTGCCGTCAATGCTGGAGCAATGGCAATGTTGCCAGCGCCGCCCGCATAGGCTGCCGTGAACACGAACTGCTGCAATACGCCCGTGCTGACCTTGGTCTCAGGATGAACGCGGAACACGCCAGCGAAGGTGATGACATCACCCTGCGCGAACGTCGTTGCGCCCGTATCCACCGTGATTGAAGAACCGGACTGGGTGGCACCATTGGTCAAGTAGGTCGTGGCCTTGGCGGCAGTTCCTGTGGTGTGCGGAACCAACAGCGTGTTCTCGAAGCACTCGAAGCCAGAAGTCCGGCCCATCATGCCTTCCGTGTACTGCTGCTTGATCTGATCGGACGAATGGAATAGGCCCTTCGTGTCGATCTGGAACTTGGTGGCATGAGTCGTGTTCAGCGTCAACGTCCGCTGACTCATTGGTGCCAAGTTATCCGTCAGCAACTGACGGCCATTGGCCACCGATGAGAACGAGAATGCCGCCGCATCACCGTCATACAAGTTATAAACGTCCTTGTACATGTTCAGCGCATCGGCTTCGATATTCGCCGCCAGCACCGACATGGCCGGTTCGAGAATGCGATCAGCAAAGTCATCCAGCGACAGCGCCAGTTCAAGCGACGTGAAGTTCATGTCCACGCCCTTGACGGTCGCCATCACCAGATCAACACTGGTCTCTGGCACGTCCACGGCTGTCATTGTCAAGCCAGTGCGGACGGTGTTTTCGTTCGGCAGACGGACTTTCAGTGTGGTGCCTATTTTCTCATCGGCCTTGAACTGATCGTCATACTGCAAGTTACAGCGCTGAATGAAATTCAGCTTCTGGTGAAGAATCATCGCGGCTTTGCGCGTGACCTTCGTTGAAGTGAGAATTGTATTAGCCATGGTCGTTAAATTCCTGTGCTAATGGCTAGCGCCCTCGCTGGGCCATCCGTTTTCGTTCCGCAGCCAGCCATTGTTCGGTGCTCAACGCATCGTCGTCCTTGACGACTGATTCATTAGTAGCCTCAATCTTTGGCGGTGGCGGCGGGGCTTGACTGATACGGGTCACAGGAGCTACCGGCTTTTCGAGTTTCGCTTCAATCCGCCCCAGTTCACGCGCCACAGCCCGTTCCGATAGTGCTGATAACTGGCTGGCAATTTTTGGATTGCTCGCCAGATACAGCGCCACAGCGGGGCCGTTATCGCTTTCCTGGATTATCTCCGCCATGACTGTGCTGCAAGCCCATTCGCCGCGTTCAGCGCCTTGAATGACCTTTTCAACATAGTCGGGAGACTTGGCAGCAAATTCCTGCTGGCGCTGCTGAAACGTCTGTTCGCGTGTTTGGGTCTGACGTTGCTGATCGGCTTTTGAAAACCGTTCCGCCACGCGTTGATCCACCAACGAGTCAAGATATTCCTGCTGTGCAAACTGAAACTTGCTTTCGTCATACTCGAATTGCGCCAGCGTTGGCGGCGCGATGGGCTTGACAGGAGGCGGCTGTACCGCTGGTCGCTGCAAGGCATCCATCTGCCGCTTCAACTCTGTGTTTTTCCATATCAGTTCATCAATGCGTTTTTGAGTCCTGTCGCTCTCTGACGGAGCAGCCGGGATCACGGGCAGTGCTGGCGCATCCGCGTCAACGACAACCTCTATTTCGGCATCCGGAATGACTTCCGGCAGTTCTTCGTCTAACTCATCCATACATCACCTCTCGAAGCATCGGGAAACAGCCCGAAGTCTGAGCATCGAGTAACGCTCGAAGTCGTGTTCATTGGATGGTCGCCGATGGCTGTGCAGCCACTTCTTCGATCATCCCAACTAATTCACCGTTGGCCGTGCGACTCACGCGCACGATCTTCTGTTTTGGCGGGTCAGCCACAACCACTGTTGGCGGCGCAACTTCCTTATTCGCCAATTGCGTAAACAACTGAGCGTACTGTCCGCCCAGTTCTGCCGCCTGCTGCTGAATACCGGCCAGTGCTTGTTGTAGTTCTGCCGATAGGCTTTCACGCTCATTAACCGCGTCATTGCCTTGCTGATCGCCCGCCATCTTGGCCTGTGTCTCGGCCACTAGTTGCTTGAACTGCGCTTCCGACGTGGCGAGATTAGCTTCAGCGACCTTGATGTTCGCCAGCGTTATCTGATTATCGGCCTTGGCTTTGTCCGCAGCAGCCTTTTCGGTCTGCGCTTCCTGAGCTGCTGCCTGCACCATTTGGCCCTGTTGCTGCACTTCCTGCATCGCCTGATCGGCCAATTGCATTGCGTGCTGCACTTCTGGTGACTGCTTGGTTTCCTTGTTCATCAGCGCCTGAATCTGCGGCGGCATGGTGGCGCGGATGCGTTCGGAAATTTCATCGCTATACGGCAAGTCCATGCCCTTGATGATCAAATCCGATGCCACGGCCATCAGGGCCGGATTGGATTTACCCATCTCTGAATAGGCATCGACTGCCTCTTGTCGGCGTGTTGAGTAACTGGAACCGATAGTCACCACCACATCGAATTTACCGCGCGACAAATCGTTGATGATGTTGCCGTTGGCATCCGGATTATTCACCCGCACGTATTTGTCGGCGTCATCAGAACCCAAAATGCGCAAGGCACGCGGCGTATCGATCACCTTCGGTATTAGGTCAACCAGAATTTCCCATGTGCGCTTGATGGCATTGGCCATATTCGCAGGATAGTTGAATGTCGCCAGTTCTCCCTGGGCTTGCCGCGCATTGATGGCCCGCCCACTGGTTTCGTTCGACTGCTGACCGAGCGAAGCGTCGAATATGCCTGAATCCGCCTTGATCTCATCGCCCATCATCTGAGCATTCTGCATGGCAGCTACCGGCACTTCCGCGCCGCCAATACGCACAGGCGGGCCGGGGGCTTTCGGATCAGCATTGTAAATCTGCGCAAAGCGGTTAGTACGCGACGCTTCGGCCCAGTGCTTGCTTAACCCTTTTGCCTGCTCTGCCGTCGCCCACACTTGGGACAGGGGCGCACGCGCAATCGTCTCTGCTACGGATGTTTGCGAGACATTGAACGAGCGCTGCGCATCCTTGACGTGCCGGGTCAGTCCGCACCAGTACACCTTGCCATCAATGATGATGTACTCACCAAACACCCGCACCCAAGGAAAGTACTTACCCGGCCACTTGGCGGGTGGTGAAAGTTCCGCATTACCTGAGTAGATAGCTGAATAGATGTCGTAGCAACGCACGGTGCGTTCTTTAATGATACTAAGCCCCAGCGTTCTGGCTTCATCCAGATCGTCACTGCCAATCGTTCGCCCGTCACTGAGCAGATAGATGCTCTTATCGACCGGCACTTGATACCAGTGCTCCGCAATACGCACCTTGTCGCCATCATCCCAGTCATCGTCATCATCGAATTCAACGTTTTCAAAATCAATCGGACTGGCTTTTGGGTAACGCGCGTTGAATGTTTCTTTGGGGATCTTGTCAGTCAAAATCCAATACGTGGCATCGCGTCCGGTTTGCTCAAAGGCATTGGGATCGCAGTACAGACAGAGTGGATTTCTCAGCCCCTCGATGAGCAAGTCTTGATCGTCAAAGGCCGCGTCATCGCTGTACTTGGTAGCAATTCGCCATGCGGCATAGCCGCCAGTGACCTGATACTCAGCGGCATTGTCGCGAATCGAATCGAAGTTTGACGTGTTCGCAATATTCCTGATCAGCCCCTCGTAGATATCAGCGGTTTCCTTGTCACCATCCTCGACAGCCCGCACCTTGCCGGCCACCGGGTTGTTTCGCATGCTATTGACGACACGTTTGATGGTCGTTCGCGTACGATTGAATTCATACATTGGCCGGTCATCGCCCCGCTCGCGTTTTGAAAACGCATCCCACTGCTCGCCCGGAACCAGTGCAAATTTCATGTCATCGGTGAACATCTGGCGATTATCGCGGTCAGCTTCGGATGTCTTCGCATATCGTTTGCGCGTCAGCAAGATGCGCGATTTCGCATCCTTTAATCCGCCGTCCTTGTCATTCTCCTCGTTCATGGTCAATCAATCCCTTGCACGTTATTGACCACCCAATGGAAGGTATCGACGTACTGCGTCGTCAGGCCCGCATTGGCCTGAATCGTGATTTGTTTGCGCTCACAGGTGCGGTAGTCCTGCTGAATGGCGTTGTCTGTCGATGTGATAACAATGCTAACGCTGGTGCCGGTCGTCACGGTCGTCCAGTCGCGAATCTGCGCCCCGCCGGACACGTCATCAATGCGATACCTGACCGTCGTTGGCGCTGATAGCGTCCATGGATCAGCAGCATCGTCATAGAACTTGGCCGTCAGTGTAAAGGCGCTATCCTCCTGCACTTCGTTACGGCTCAACTTGGTCTGAACGACGATTCGCATCAGTCGTCTGCCAATAGGATCATCAGTAGGGTCATTTCTTCTTCCTCCTGAGCACGAATAAGCTCGCGTTGTAACGCTTGGAGGCGGCTGAACGTCCGTTCTGACTTCGCCTTGAGGAAAGCAGTCTGCAACCGTTCGCTGGCATCTGTCAAATGTTCGTTGCTCAAAACCAACAAACGTAACTGCTCTAACTGCTCACGCTCCTGCTGCTGCTCCAGTTCCTGATGTAAACGACGGGCAATTTCGGCCTGTAATTTATTGTCTTTGGCCGCTTCTCTGGCATCAACCAATCGTTGTCTGGCATCGGACTTCTGCACGCGCCGCTGATGGGCGTAGTGGTCGAATACGTCTCGCTTCCATCCGCCACCGCCCTGGTCCGTCGGCGGCACCACCACCGGCGGCGGCGGTATCAGGTCGCTATTGGGCTTCTGTATCCAGCCGTAATGCAGCGGCTCATATGACCACTCATTAGTCGAGAAT